CTTCGCCTAGTAATGGGCAATGAGGACAGGGTTAGAAATAACCTGGATACCTTGTAGGATGTAACCCTACCGATTGTGATCCAACATAGGTTTGTATGTAACCGTGCGAAACCTGGCTCTTTGGGCTAGCCCCCCAAAACCATAAAATATGGATCAGGGTCACGATCGCTAAAACACCATCTCACATTTATACATTCAGCTATGAACATACAAATGAAAGTACGGTCTTTAGAGAAAGTGAGACTATTCATCAAACGGGGTCAAATCCGTTCAATGACTATCTTGCTAGTCTATGCTCTGCGCTTACAGGAGTATCTTCCCTACTTTCTGAGCTTGGCTGACAAAATCATTCTTCTATGGAAGAACAGCGGTCGTAAGGCCACTGTAAACTACTTAAAAGAATGTGTCAGAGCTACAGTTCAGTATTTGGCAAGTCAACAGTACGTCCGGTCTCCGACCGCCGTACACATTGCTCTCGCTAAATCTGGATTACCAGCGATCATACCCGGACCATTGAGGGTTAAAATCACCCGCATTAAGCGGGGACTACCTACAACGGAGCCTTTAAACATCGCGAGATGTACCTTATCTATCCTTTCGGTATGGAGAACCATTCGTGTGAGAGGTTCAGTGCCAGACATGGCAACTGTAACGTCTCCCTACACTGGAACTATTAGATCCCTTTTTAAAGAGGTGTCTAAGGTTTCAAAATGGTTCCCGGAACTTCGAATAAGAAAAGGTGGTTCGTGGAGGATCTCTGAGACCTCTGGCCCTAATGCTCCACTATCGACTTGGGGTTGTATTGCGGACGTTTTCGCGTTCGTATACGATTTCAAGACGCTAGCGGGGATCATTGCCTACGCTCGTAAGAGACAGGCATATGGCCACTTAGTGTGGCTATTGTGTCTTTACGTGCTGGTGCAGTTAATCTACCTCAGCGGAACTATGTTCTGCCTTTGGAGTTTAACATTGCATCCAGTACTCAGCTTCCTTTTAGGAACCTTCTACACCTGGCAGTTTTATCGGCTGTTTAGGGGTAGGGTCAGATGGTGTACGGGCCGCCTGGCCACCTTCGATGAAGGTGGTGGTAAGGTTAGGATTATTGCAATATTCGATGCTTGGTCTCAGTGGTTACTGAAACCTTTACACGATGGGATCTATGATCTTCTCGGTAAGCTCGATACTGACGGTACTCATGACCAAACCAAACCGTTGTTCTCCTTAATGGAGCACATACGAGTTTCAGGAGCTCCGGCATACTCATTTGACCTGACCGCAGCAACAGATCGGATTCCTCTTTGGCTACAGTTGGAAGTACTACGTATCTTTAAGTTCAATGCTGCCTCTGAGTGGGGTTGGGTTATTGCCCAACGCTCATTCAGGGTAACACCTGGATTTAAGGATAGTATAACCAACATTATAAGCACTGAGGTTTCCGGGAAAGCATCAGTTTACG